TTAGGCGTGCCCCTCCTCGTCGTCCGCCTCGTCCACGGCGTCCGTAACCGCCATGTCGGCCACCACGTCCACGATGTCCGGCCGGATCACCCGGGCCTCACGCTTAGCGGTCTCCCCCGTCTCCGGGTTGGTGGCCGTGACCTCAACGGCCGTAGGCGTGAAGAGAGTTGCCCGGGTCGGGTCCTCAACCACAACGGTCACGTCTACCGTGGCCCCCTCGTCGGGGGTCGGCGTGGGTTCGCTCGCCCGGTAGGCAGCGAAGAGCCCGCCGAGTATTCCGGTGCCCTTGCTGTCCTTGCTGGCATGAACCTTCGTCTTGAGCACGAGCCGCCCGGCGTCCATGCGCGCATGTACGACCGTGCCCGGCTCGCTCCGGTCGCCCACCTTGTAGACCACGGGCCAAGCCCAGTCCGGCAGATCCTTGGACGAGGGGAACACGTACTCAACGCCCTTGCGGACGAGGGACTTTGGCCGCTTCGTCGGCGTGGGGGTCGGCGTGGGGGTCGGTGAGGTCTTGGCGTGCTTGGCGGGCTTGCGGGTGCTCGCGCTCTCGGACGGCTCAGGGGTCCGTGTGGGGCTCTCTGAGGGGCGCGGGGACCCGGTGGCCCGGGAAGCCCCCGGGGCGGGCTTAGGCGCGCTCTGACGGGCCGTCTTGGCTTCCTGGGTGGTCGCCCTGTCTGCCTGCCCTGTCCCCTCGTCGTCCGCTACCTCTTCCGTGCGGGTGCTAGGGGGCGTCCGCTCTTCCGGCGCATAGCTGTGCTGAGCAAAGACAGTCATTGTCGTGAGCACGCTAAAGGTGGCTGCGGTACCGAGCACCGCAGCGACCTTTCCGACGCGAGAATTGCGCGACATGGCAGGGACCTAACTAAGTGGAAGTTGTCATTCCGTTTCGGGTCAGCTTGCAACCGGGGTCACGTGGCTGAGGCCGGTTAGAGGGGTCACCGGACCCGCCCCCCACGGGTTCAAAGGGAACAGTCCTTCCGCTGTCCACAGCATCCGGGGGACGAGCGATCCGGTTTCGCGCGACTTCCCCCACTCAGCGACTCCCAGCAACCGCCGAGACAGGACACCCCGGGCAGCCATGCGGAACCCCCGGTGTCGGTGTCCGCCGATCACTTGAGCAACGGCGGAACTGTGAGCCTTGAGCACAACCGTAAGGTCTCGCCATGTGGCTATGCCATCGGTCGTTGCGAGCCCATCAAGGGCTGAGCACGTGCGGTATTCGATGTGTCCACCCGCGTTGACCACGGGGATTGTGACGGTGAGTTCTACGTCATAGGGCGGAAGAGGCATGTTCCTAGCTTGCTTCGTGTTCTTGGCCACATCATCGGCCCCCGGGGTCACTATCAAGGCGGATATTCGCGCCCCCAGTAGGACAACCCCCTACTACTCGCGGAGTATTCAACATTCAACTTTCGTACATGGCTTGGCAGTTGAGAGCTGAATTACATTGATGGAAGATCAACTACTCAAGTAGTAGGTGGCACGTACACGTAAAGTAACAATTCGGTAAACACGAAAAGGCCACCTACTACTTGAGTAGGTGGCCTAGGTGGTGGGCGGTCTCAGAACGTGAGGGTTGCCCCCTTGTACCGCTGGGCAATCTCCCGCCACATCTTCCGGGTAGTGGCCCCGTGGTGGCGGTGAACGAGGGTGCCGGGAAGCAGGATCAGCGACGGGTGATCACCCTTGGCGTACCAACGACCCTCGTACTTGAAAACCTCCCCGTCGGCAAGCTCACCCCACGTGGCACCAAGCCGCGCATCACGCATCTTGTAGAACGCCATGCGGGCCCGGTAGCCGTTGGCCGTGTCCACCACACACGCGCCGTGGCAGCGGTAGCAGATGCCCTTGTGATTCGGGCCCCAACCCCGGTCCGACCGGCGACCCATGCCCGCGCAACGCCCGCAAGTCACCTGCTCAAACTCAATCCCCTTGGGCTCAGGGCCCGCACCCGTGGACACAAGCTCAGGCTTGGCGGGGGCGACCGGCTCAGGCTTGGCGGGGGCGACCGGCTCAACCCGCTCAATGATCCGGCCCTTGCCGGTCACGTACTCAACGCCCTCAGCGTCAATGATCACCACATCAAGGGTGTAGTGGTTCGGGCCAATGTCCCGGCGGACGTACTCACGGATGACCCCGGTAACCACCTTGTACGTACCGAACTTGGTGCTTCCGGTGTGCGCCTTAACCGTGGTCCCGTTGATCATGTCCGCCCCTTCGTCGTTGCTTGCTTACGTGCGTGACCATACGGGGTCACCCCCTACCGCGCAAGTTCTGAGTGCCCGGAAACACAAAAAAGCCCCCGCCTAGGCGGGGGCCGTTTGTGGTGCTCAGTCGTCGTAATGCATGGTCAGCCGCTCGTTCGGGCGGAACTCTTCCACCGTGTAGCCAAAGGGAATGAACACGGTTCCGTCTTCCTGCCACGGCTCACCGGCGAGCCATGCGAGGTTGCCGAACTCCACCCAATCCCCCGCCTTGATGAGCTTTGCCGCCCGGGTCTTCGGCCGGTTCGTCATGGTGTCCCCTTCGGGTCGGTGTGTGCTTACAAGGACGAGGTTACGGCAGCCGTAGCACCTACTCAAGTAGTAGGTACCGAACGGACGAAACCCCCCACCCCGGACAGGGGCAGGGGGTCAACGTCACGGACGCCGGTACTTGCGTTCCGGGGTCACCACACGGGCGAGCCCGGCGGACTCAATGAGCGTCCAGCACTGAGGGCACGGGGTGCGCGTCACGTAGAGCGTGGCCCCGGGTAGATCCTCCGGACGAGCGCGGGTTATCGCGTTGTACTCCGCATGGTTCGCGGAACAGTTCGCATAGTTGCTGTCAGGCTCGCACTCGTCCGAACTCAGCTTGCCCCGTGGGCAGTTGGACGCTGAGGCACACCCGGGGATGCCGGACGGAAGACCGTTGTACCCGGGGGTTACCCGGTGCTCACGGGACACGAGCATTGCCCCCACCTGAGCGCGGGTGCAGTCGGCCCGGGTAGCTGCCCAACGAGCCCCGGCTAGGTAGTACGAATCGAAGTCGGGTCGGCTCATACGTGGTCGCTCAGTTCTCGCCAAAGCTGAATGGCGGCGCGGTAGTCAAGGTGCAGAACCTCAGTGTTCGAGTAACCCTCGTGGGCAAACGTGGCCTTAACCGTCACGGTGGGCCGTCCGTCCCGGGTGCATGTCGCCTGAGCCTCAGCGCTCGTGTAGACAACGCCCCGGTTCATCTCTCGCTCACTCACCCTCGTTGGCCCCCTCGTCCATGCGGTCCGCGTGCCTCAGTATGTCCGCCACGAAATCGGCAACGGCCCGGTTCTTGTACGTGGTCAGTGCCCACCCCTGCCCAATGCGGTTGACCTTGATGAGGTCCCATCCGTCCACGAGCCCGGGGCGCACGGTGTAAGTCACGTCAGCCACGGTCACCGCCCTTAGGCGCGTCCAGCTCACGGCGCACAAGCCGAATCAGCTTTTCCACGCCGTCCCTGTCGTCAGCGTCCGTGCCGTACTGCTCGCGCAGCCACTTACGAGCCTGCCCCGCAAACCAAGAGCCGGTGCGAATCGGCGTCATGTTCTCCCACCGGGAATCTTCAAACGGAGAGAAACACGAGCACCCCGAATCGGTGTCGAAGAAAAGCGCCCCGTCTTCCGTGCGCTGGAATACGGCAATCATGTTGAACTCATAACCGCCGATGGTGTCCACGTCACCAAGGATCTTGCCGCCGAAGTCTTCCGGCGCGTAGTAGATGCTCACTTGTTGAACTCCTTTGCCAGACAACGAGCGGGCATCTCCCCCGCCTTTGAGAATTCCCAGAGACCGCACGGAGCGGAATTCCACGTCCAGAGCGAAAGGGCCAGTAGCACAATCGCCACGGGAACGGCTAGGTACTTCACTCGCCCTCACTTCCGTAAGGCGCTTCCGGCACGTCCTGAACACTGTTCGGAGCAACGGCCCGAAGGTGCCCCAGGATGAGACCGGCGAACTCTCGGATTTCCTTGTCTGCGGCCACGTGGTGGCGCTTGCCGAGAACGTCACGCCACGCCCTCAGGTTGCCGGTAACCACCATGTCCACGGGGGCAGCGTTCGGCAGTACGCACCGGGCCGCTTCGCGGGCTTCCTTGCGTTTGAGACCGGCTGCCGTGAGCCGTTCGGTAAGAACCTCGTACATGGCAAGCGCGTCTTCGTACGCACCCTCTACGGCCCGTGTGGCGTTCGGCTTGTCGGCAAGAGCCGGGGGGATCACCGGCTCAGTCTCGGCATAGTTCACGTACCGCTGAGAGACGACAGAAAAGCTCAGGTGGCGGTGTCGGGTCAGCTCAGCGAGCAACGCACGCGACACGCCCCGTACGAGGAACGAGACCGACGAGTGTTCAAGTACCGAGTAATGACCCTGCCGAAGGATGTTCGCGAGATAGTCAGCGTTCGCGGCAGTCTTCGGGTTGGGCCGATGAAAGCTCTTGTAGCAGATGCGCCCGGCGGCTTCCGCTAGAGCGTCGGCACTCTTGGCCCCCTGCCCGTACGCGTCATATCCGTACGCGTCTTCCATGAGCGGCCAATCAAGGATTGTGCGCGCGAGAACGTCAACCTTCATTCGTGCTCTCTCCTTAACCGAAAGGACCGGCCCCTACTACTTGAGTAGGTGACCGGTCCTTGTTTGGTCACTGTTCGGTTGTGTCACCTGCGAGGAACTGAGCGACGCCTAGCACGTCGAAAGGCTCTAGGTCCCCGTCCCACTCGTACGAGTCGAGTAGGGCACGAGCGGCCCGGTAGATATCCGCTCGTTCCGCTACGTACTCCGCTGCCCTCAGGGCCGGACCACTGAGGGCCGGTGGCTTGAACTCCGGAAGGTTCACCAACGGGGCACCCCGTAGGCGCTCATACGGTCGCGCAGCACCTTTGCCCGCGCGGTCACCTCAGCGCCGGTAATCGCGTCGGCAGTCTCGTTCAGCCACTTTGCGAGCGCCTTAGCCTGAGCCGGGGTGAGCTTGGCCCGGTCCCCCGGGATGGCAAGCGAAAGGTGGCTAACTTCCTTGTCGTTGTGCCAACCGATCACGCGGCCAACCGCGCCGTTCATGGTGGCCTTAGTCTCTCGGGTCACGTTCAGCATTTCGGCTCTCTCCTTAGGGGGAATGGTCGGACTTGCAACCCACACTTCGGCAGGCTCGTTGCAGCACTGGCAGGGGTAGCGCTCTCTGTCCCACGGGGCCCGTCCCGTGACGCCCGGCACTCAGGCACCCGCCTTGAGTCCGGCGAGCATGGCGGACGCCTCGTCCACGGTCTTTACGACCGTTGCCACGGTCCGGCCGGTGGCGGTCTTGATGTGCATATCCACGAGGTGACCCCGGGGGGTGGTCTCGATGATGTGGCCGTTGGTGGTGGTGAACTTGCGCACTGGATTTCTCCTTGTTTCGGTCTCTGCTTGGACTTGAGGGGAAGGGATTCCAGCCGCTTACGCGTTCGCACCCTTGAGGTACACGTCACGGAATCGAGTCTTGGCCTTAGAGCGGTTCTGCCGGACGAGGGACTTAGCCATGCCGACCCAATCGGCAAGCAAGTCTTCGTTTTCCGTACCGAACGCCATGGGGGCAGGGGCAATGCCGTACGTCCCACGGAGAATGTCAGCGCTCTTCTTACCCATCTTGTTGAGCGCGTCATGAACGTTCCGGCGCGTGTCCCGCTGCCGGGCGGTCTCAATGTCCCGGGGCTCAATGAGGTCATCCGGGAGACCGATAGTCGAGAGCAGACGGTCACCAATGGTGGTGTCGTCTTCGTCGTCCGTGGTGGCCCGGGTGTCCAGCGAGTCAAGCCCCTGCCACGACAGACGAGCGGCGTACGCCATTTCTTCGCTCATCCGGCGCTTACCCATGTGCTCAGCGTCAGCGGCTATGCGCTCCGCCTCGTACGGGTCGCCGTTCGCCATGGTGAGCGCGCGCTCAAATTCCTTGGCTATGGACTCAGAGACGCCGTGCCGGGTCTGTGCGCGCCGCTCGTTGCTCATGACGCCGTTGAGGGTGCGGTCAATGAACGTGAAGAACTGCGCGACACTCTCACCCTCAAAGCGCGCGATTGCCTGCCAAAGCTCAATGCGGCCGGTCTGCGCGAGATCATCCATGAGCGCGTAATCGGTGAAGCCGCCCGTAGTCGCGTACTTGCGGGCAAGCTGCGTGACTCGCTCGTCCGTCTCCGCCACCACCTGAGCGACCGCCGCAGCATCGTTGTTCTTGGCGGCGGCAATCTGCGCTTCGGTGAGGTTCAGCATTGTTCGTGCTCCGTTCGTGGGTTCCTGGTTGCGCTGGAGCGCAAGGGATTCCCGAACGGGGCCGAACTGGCCGCTAGATCATGTGAGCTAGGTCACACCTTGAATCAGGCATGGCGGTGCCACGGACAACGAGAGTCGAGACGTACCAACCAAGCCCCATCCGGGGATGCGTGACGGGGCTTGATCAGGGCCGTTCGTCGTTGCTGATGTGAACCTAAGACGAACTTGAGTAGGTGGCAATGCATATGCCAGCGGCCCAATGGCGGGGTGTCGCGGGATGATCAATTACGAATCGAAGGTGCGGGGGCGCGTCATCCTTCGGAACTATGGAGTCTAGTTCTCTGTAACGGGCCTGTATCCGTGAAATGCAAAGTTTGATCTTGGATGGAACGTCAGGTTCCGGAGCACCTACTACTTGAGTATGTGACCGGGGTCACGCCCTACTACTTGAGTAGGTGAACGCACCGTGTTTCGGTAACGACACCATGTAGTCAGTAGAACGTGACCCACGTCACAGGATGAGATTAGTAGTCGGCCCCGTACAGAGACCCCCACGAGCGCTTGCCAATCTCGGCTTCCGCCTCAATCGGAACGCCGAACAGATCGAACGTCATGCACCGCTCAATTTCGCGGGCAATGTCGGCAGCCTCGTTCGCGGGAACCGAGCACAACACTTCGTCATGAATCGGCAACCGCATGTAGTCGAGTAGTCCGGCCTCTTCCATGTTCAGCATGGATTGGCCCAACACGTCACGAGCCGCACTCTGGCACGCGTAGTTAACTACCGCGTACGTACGGTCACGGTCCAGCGGAAGACGCCGACCCGTTGCCGACACATGGACCATGCCGGATTGGTACGCCTCACGCTGCCAACGAGCGGACGCACGCTTGATCTCCGGATACACCCGGTCATACGCAGCAATGGCCCGTTGCACGTCGTCCATAGGTGCGCCGGTCTGCCTCGCAATCGTGGCCGAACCACCGCCGTACACCTTTCCAAAACCCACGCCCTTACAGAGCTTGCGGTGAGCTTTGGTGAACCCTTCCCCGAAGACGAGACGGGCCGTGAAATCGTGCAAGTCCTGTCCGGTGCTAATGGCTTCCTTCATTCGCTTTACGTCAGCGAGAGCGGCAAGGACGCGCATTTCAACGGCGGCAAAGTCAGTGGACACCATGACGTGACCCTCTTCGGCCAAGAGGGCACGCCTAACCATCTGATCCGAAGACGGCAGCGTTTGAAGCGCCGGACGGGTAATCGACATACGACCCGTGCGGGCTTGCATGGAATTGATGAACGGGTGAATGCGTCCGCTCTCGTCCACGGTCTCAAGGAAGGTATCCGCGTAAGCGGTGCACCACTTCCCCGCGCGCTTACTTCTGAGCACTGCGTCAGCAAGAGGGTTCGGCGTTCGCGTGTTCAGCCGCTCCCACTGCATAGACATGTCAGCGAGAGCGAGCAAGACCGCCTTATCCACCTTGAGAGCACCGGACGCCGTGCGCTCCGTCAGCGTCTCACCCATGCCAATGAGCGCTTCGGCAATCTGTCGAGTTGAGTTCACGTTCTCCACCCCGTACCGGGCGGCAACCTTCGTGTACTCGTCCTCTTCCTGCCTGAGCAGACCGGACAGCGTGCGCACGTAGTCCTCATCAAGGATCATGCCCTTTCGCTGCATGACCGCACAGATACGCGCTATCTCGTGTTCGTACTGCACGAGCACGTCACGCACCCCTAGCCGCGAAAGCTCAGCGGCAAGCACCGGAGCAATGCGGCTCGTGAGGATCACGTCAAGTCCCGCGTACAAGTTGTACGTTGGGTGGTCCAAATCGATTCCGGCCCACCCGGTGGCCTTAGTGAGGCCAAGGGACCGGAAGACCGCCGTAAGGTCCCCCTGAGTGTCCGGGGCCGTGGGGTCCACGTAGTACGCGCTGAGCGGCTTAAGGCCGGTCCCAATGCCGCCCTCTTGCGGCTGCCGGGGGTCCACGAGCCCGGCAAGTAGCTTCGTGTCCACGGTCCGGGGTGCGAGCGATTCCAGCGACACCCCCGCGTGTCGGTCCAACACGAGCCAATCAAACGGGGCGTTATGGATGCGGAACCGCTCGATTACCTCAAGGGCCCAAAGCGCCGAAGTGCGGAACGCTCCCCCGCGCTCCCAATGAATGACCCACGCTTCCCGCTCGTCCCCAAACTGAACGGTGCGGAGACGGTAGCTAGCGCCGAACACATCAAGTCCAGTGGTCTCTGTGTCCAGCGCGATAGGTCCACGGGTGCGAGCCGTGAGCACCCAATCCCGGAAGCGCTCTAGGTCCCGCTCATCCTGGGGGACGTAGACCGTAACCGTTTCGCCTGCCACGTTGTGGCGGTAGATCCTCAATGCTCTCTCCCCTCAACGAAGAGGGGCCACCTACTACTTGAGTAGGCAGCCCCTCAACGGCCGTGCGTATTTGGTTACTTGGCGAAGATGCCGGGTCCCGTTGCTGCCGGGGCGGCATCCGCCACGCGGCAACCAACAAGGGCAATCCCCTTGTTGGTCTTCTTGCGGGTCACGCCGCGCTCTTCCATGGCGCTGTAAAAGGTGGTCCGCGTCCAGCGCTCACGGCCCGGGAGGTTTTCAGCCTCGCACCACTCAAGGTAGAGATTGAACGCCTCGTTGCCGTTGACCATGCATGTCTCAGGGCCCTTTTCGAGAACCCCGGGGAAGAAACCGGCGAGAGCGTCTGAGGTCTCGCGGTATTCCTTGCCCGCACTCGTGATTACGTCCGGGTCCTTGAGCCCGTCCCGGTACCACTCGATAGCGCCACGCACGGCCCAAGCGGCGATTCCCTCAGCCTCAGCGGCCAACTTGGTATCAAGGTGGTGATCCCGCTCATGCGGCGCAAACCACCGCTTAAACGGAACCATCTTGACTCGTCGCCAAAGCCCCTCGTCCTGTCCACGGAAACGGGGCTTGTGGTTCGTGGCGAGCATCAAGAGGAAAGACGGCTTGAACTCAAAGAACTCTTGCCGAAGGAACCGGGCGGCAATCATGTCCTTGCCGGTGACCCTCTTAAGGATCGCTTCCGACATGGGCTTTCCGGACTCACCCTCACTCGCCATGACGAGGCGCGAACCCCTCAGCGCCGCAATGTCGTTGGGGATGCCCCCGCCGTGCTTTTCCTCAAAGGTGGCAAACGGCGTTGTCTTGGAAATGGTGCGGAAGACGTGCGTAAGCGTGTCCGTGAGAACACTCTTCCCGTTGGCACCCTTGCCCCAGAAAACCGCGAAGCACTGTTCCGAGACGTGGCCGGTAATGCCGTATCCGACCATGCGACGCATGAACCCGGGGAGGTCCGGGTTACCGGGGAAGATTTCCGTAAGGAACGCTTCCCACCGGGGGCACTCGGCTTCCGGCCGGTAGTCGAGATCAAGCGCGTACGTAAGCATGTCTTCCTTACGGTGCGCGTGCATCTCGCCGGACCTAAGGTCAACGGTCCCGTTCCGGAACGTCAGCAAGTCGGCGTTAGCGTCGAACTCTGACGCGTCCACGTGAACGGACGGAACGGCCCTGAGTTCCCGCATGAGCGAATCAATGTTCCGCGTCAGCGTGAACCCCTTAGCCACCTTCCTAAGGCGCTCCCCGGGATCGTCCTTAGGCTCTCCGCCGTTGGCCCGGTGCTCCGAGGATTTCTCAGCGGCGGCAACCGTGAGCGCTGCCCCCATGTAGTGGATTGCCTGCCTAACGCGCGTCTCGCTTCGCTCCCACGTAACGCCGTTCCACACGTAGAACCCAAGCCCGGACGCGTACTTGATGCGACCGGCCGTGAACGCAACGAGCGCGTGAGCGTTCAGCACGTCCGAAGAGCCGTAGCGGTCGGCAAGCTCAGTCATGAGCCGGACGGCTCGCGCTGCCTCGTCAGAGTCCGGGACGAGCGCGCCCGTGTCGGCGTCCACGAGAGCCGTACCGGTCTTCCCGGCAACCGGCTTGGCCACCTTGACGGCTTGGTGCAACTCGTTCGGGAAGCGACGAGCCCCGACCCGTTCCCGCCAATCGGTCAAGTCCGCACCTTCGTACGGGACTTCCAACGTGAACACGTCCACGCCGTGACCGGCGAGCCCGTCAGCGAGACGAGCCGTGAACCCGTTCCCCGCCGTGTCGTTGTCCCCGCACACGATGACCTGAGCACCCTTGAGCCCGGCGGCAAGCTCAGCCACCAATTCCGGGTTGCTCGCGAGTGAGGCACCCCGGACGGCAACCGCGTCATACCCCACGGCAACCGCCGTAAGCGCGTCTCCGGGCCCCTCAGTGACGAGGGTGACCCCGTAACCACCCTGCCCGCGAAAGACGCCGTACGGGGACCACCGGGCCCCCTCAGGGTTGGTAAGGGATATCCACCGGCCCGGACACTCCCCGGTGAGGTCTCGTCCCTGCAAGCCCCGGGCAACGCCGTTGAAATCGCGAAGCGGGACCGTGAGCCGGGGGAACGAACGGAAGCCCCGGGAACGGTAGTTGCGTCGCTCCCCGGTGCTGTCCGTGTACTCAAGGCCGGACACGGTTCCGTCGTCCACGCCAAGCATGAGTTCCGCTGAGGTCTCAAGGTCAAGCCCGAATCGGCGGTCCACGTACGCCATGGCGTCCGATGCAATCGGGTTGCCGTAGTCGCCAAGCGCGAGCGACGTAGCGTCTACGTACTGCGCAAGTGCGGCCACCTGAGCCGGGCCGACGAGGGACGGACGTTCCTTGGCCACGGTGAGCCCGTCGCCGGTTGCGTTGAACAGTGCGGACCACGGAAGCCCCACGGCGTCAATGACGCTCTTTGTTTCGCAACCGGCGCGGCACGTAAGCCGGACCTTGTTGTCATCTCCCCGCCAAATCCTCAGTGAGGGTCGCGAGTCGGAATGCCCGGGGCACACCGCGAGATATCCCCCGTCGTTTTGCTCGCTCACGTCAGCGAAGCGGGCCAGTAGATCAGCAAACTTCATATGCGCTCTCTCCTTTGCTCACTGGCCCTTGAGTGGAAGGGATTCCAGCCGGACGAATTAGGGGTGACGGTTCCTCCGAATGTCGGTGAGCAGTAGCGCGAAGTCCTCAACTTCGTGAGTGAAATACCACTTGCCCGTGTCGAGACCACGAGTCGTCACCGTGAACGCGTAGCGGTCCGCGAACGCCCTTGAGGACATGCCTAGTTCGCGCCTAACCCTCGTCCACGTGCTCACGCTGTAGTGGACCCTGCCGCGCCGTACGTTCTGCCGGGACACCTTGACCACGGCCACGCCGTACGGGTAACCGGCGTTGCGAGCCTCAACGTTCGCTTGCCGTAGGAAGGTTGGGACCGCCGGACTCTTGACGTTCTTGCATTCCAAGATGAACGGCACGGCGTGAACGTCGCCCACGTCTGCGGCACCCTCTTGGGCCGGACGCCGAACGTTCAGCGACGAGAACACATCAAGGAACTTGCCGAACTCGTCCACGAGCCCTAGCGCTTCGTTCAGGTAGTCGCGTACCGCCGACTCCCACCCGGTCCCCTTGGCCTTGTTGGGGTTAGCCACGTAGCCACCTCACGTCAGCGCCACGGTTCACGGCATGGCGTACAGCGTCCACGTAGCGGCACCAATCCTTTGATTCACGGATGGCGGGCTCAAGCCAAACGGTGTCCCCCTCCCCCATCTGTCGCACGTCCCCCATGGCAGGGGCGTTCCCCGCCTTGACTGCCTTGTCCATAACTCCCCTTCCACACCTACTACTTGAGTAGGTGCCGAACGCAAAAAGGGGCCGGACGGTACCTGTAGCGATACCGCCCGACCCCGGGTCTTCGTCTTACTCGTCGTCGTTGGTTACGTCAGCGGTGACAAGCCGGACGTGTTCGGCGGAAATCCACTCTTGCCGCATGGAACGGCGCTTCGTGAAACCGGACTCCGTGCCGGTCGGCTGCACCTTGAGCATGGGCCGAAGTCGTCCGCCCTCAAGGCGAGTTGTCACCTTTACAACCACCGCGTCAGACATGCGGACCCGGTTTCCCTGCCGTGCCGCATAGCAGACGAGATCACCCGGGTACAGTTCCTCACCCGCGTAATCCGTGATCACACCGCGCTTACCCATGCCGCATCTCTCCTTAAGTGGGTTGGCCCCCTAACGCCTCAAGACCCGACCCCGGTAACCCGGGGACGGGGCAAGAGACTTGGCCTTACAGGAAGCGAGCGGCAACCGCCGAGTGCTCAACGGCAGGCGGGGCAGGGGTGCCGCCAACCTCAGTGAACGGCTCGTCCACGTCAGGCAGCGCCGGAACCTCGTCCGCCGGGGACGGCTCAGGGTCCCGCTCGTCAAACTCAGTGGTCAGCAGAACGTCAGCGCCGGTCGTGTCGATACGCTCAGCCTTGACGTTCGAACCCTTCGGGTCCACGCCGGAAAGGTGGGCGACACGGGAACGGGCCTTAGCCGTGCCGGACGCGAGAACGAGAGCGGACACGAACTCACCGGGCTTGGCGTCATCGGTGCGGGTGATCTCGTAAAGGGCCATGCGGTCTCTCCTTAGGAATACTCAGGGTCGCCGGTCTCTTCGAACACTCCGAAGCGGACACGGCGTTCATGAATGACAGCGGGTATCTCGTGAGGCTTCCACGTCCAAAGCGGTGCGCGGATTTCCTCATCCGGCAGCGCCTTAAGGAATGTCGGGAAATCCCTTAGGACGCTGCCGGGAAGGTAGGTATTGCTCACGGGCCTTACTCGGCAATCGCATCGTTGTACGAGCGGACCCGCTCAAGAACCGGCTTGTAGTAGCTCACGTGAAGACCCTTCTTGGGCCCCTTCTTGATGGTGAACTCAACAAGCTCAAGGCCAAGTTCCGCCACGGCCTCACCGCCGACGCGCTCAAGGTCATTCACGTACTCGTGAAGAACCGCCGCCATGGTCCACGAGCCCGTGTGGAACTTGAAAATTCCAAGCTCCGGATCATCGGCCAGACGGAAGAACACGTCAATGGACGGAGACGGGCCCATAAGGTCCTTTGCAGCCTGCTTGCGCTCCGAGAAAAGCTCAGGGCAGCCGCACGGCTTACCCTTCCGCTCGTCGGGCGACAGGAACGAAACGCCGTCGCAGTGATGCACGAGCTTGTTTCGGTTCCACAGCTTCATGTCATCCTTGATAGCCCCGGGGCCGTCAAGAATCACGGTGACGCTCTCGCGCTCCGTGAACACGTCAATGAAATTCTCAGACGTGCTCTCTTCGTTCTCGATGGGCTGACCGCCGAAGAGCTGTGCTACGGCCTTTGCAACCTCAGGGTCACCCGTCGAAATGCGCCACTCGCTCAGGGCTTCCGGCTGCCCGTCCACGGACCGGCCAGAGTGGAACCGACCAACGGTGTCATCCGAAAAGGTCTGACGGGGCTTGGGCTTGTTGTTCGGGTCGGTGTCCCAAATCTTGAGCGCCATACGTTCTCTCTCCTCAGTGCGTGGGTGCGTTGCGGGAGAGGGACGAGGGGGAGTCAGTACCTACTACTTGAGTAGGGGCTCAACCCCTCGTCCCTTCCTACTTGCCCTAGAGGGCAAGGGATTCCAGCTAGCGCGCCCGGCGCTGAGTGCCGGTGACGAGCTTCCCCGTGGACTTAGCGAGAGCCCGACCAATCACGGTCTTGGAAGTCTCGCGGTCCCACGTGAACACCTTCCGCAGCGTGAGGAACACGTCAAACACGTCAGCGTCAATGCGGACCGGCTTAAGGGCCCACTGTTCCGGCGTGATGTGGAGAACAACCGCGCCGTCAAACTCAGGCATGGGCTCTCGGTTGCCGTCCGGGTCAATGATGAAATCAGCGTGCGCGTAAGCGCTCATCTGTAGCGCTACGTCCGCGTAGGTGCTCTTGCTCGTCTTCCAGTCGGCAACGAGCAAGTGAGGCGTGCCGGACCGGTCCGGGGTCGGCTTCCCCTCGTCGTCCAGCCACACGCGCAACATGGCATCGAACGAACCGGCGTAGTCGTGAGTCTCGGACCATGCCACGTCTTCGGCGCGCACAAGCTCAGGGTTTACCGCCTCAAGGAACGAAGCGAAGTGAGCCCGGTACGGCTCAAGGTCCGGGTGGACGTGGCCCACGTACTCACCCCGGATCATGCGCTCAAACATGTCATGCGCGTCTGAGCCGATATCGGCGCGAGCCTTTGTGTACCGGCGCGCGGCACCCTTGAGGTAATCAACGGCAGCGTCACGACCGGCGGTCTCTGCCATCTGCTGAACGAACGGGAATGAGTCAACGGCCAGTTCGGCAACCATCTTGGCATTCCAGAACGCAAGGAATGGCTTAGGCAGCATCGAAATAATGGACGTGACACCGGGCCGCTTTACGGTGCTGTCTTCCGGGTCGATATAGAACCGGCTGCCGGACCGCTGAATTGTGCGAACAGAACCCATGTGGTGTTTGCCCCTTCCGGGCTAGCGGAGTTGCTTACACATGGGCTTGAGCGGAAGGGATTCCCGGTGACGAGGTGACGAGGTGACGTGGCTTCCGGGTTGCTGCCACAGATAGAGAGCTTTTGGTTTCTATGGATGGAACACAGAGTCTCGTCATTCCGTCACTTCGTCACTCTGTCACCACCTCGTACCGCTGTAAGGCGCTGAGCGCCCGTCTCCGGGCATGAGAAAGCCCCGCCGGGCCACGGGGACCCAACGGGGCTAGTAGGCGCTCAGACGAACGCCTAGAGGGGCTGAGCCCTAACCCACGCGTCTAGCTCGTCCGTGGTGTGGGTCTTGCACATGTACCCCTTGCCGTAGACGTGCATGTCGTCCGCCGGGCCGTGCGTCCCGCAGATGCCGCACACCGCGTGTCCGTCCGGCATGGGGCCGTGTCGGTGCTCTTTCTCCGTGTAGTGGACGACGAACGAGCCCGCCGGGTGGCAGCGTCCACAGTTCATGGCGTACTGCGGATTGCACACGAGCCGACCCCCGACCCGTTCGAGCGTCCACCGGGGCCGCTCACGGCCACACAAGGGCTCAGCGCAGTTGGCGAGCGCGTCACCTTCCGGGGTCCCCTCTTCGGGCGTCTCGTCGCCGGTAGCGGCTTGCGTGCCGTACTGATACGCGATGATGCACGCTGCCGCACCCGCGTACGTGTCGGCGTACAGGAAGTCACTTCGCTTCCATGCCTTGACGTAGATGCCGGTGGGGGTGTGCTCGTCGCCCACGTCCATTACGAGGAATTCCCCACGGAGGTTGTGACCGGCGTACACCTTCCCGCCCTTAGCCCCGGGGTCGTGCTTGAACGTGAACCCGCCCTCTTCGGTGATCAGTTGGCCCGGAAAGTCTTTCTCTGTCATGTCTCCCCCTACTCGTGGTGGTGCTTACGGTGCCGCTCTTCGGCGGTCATGACGGTTCCGGTGTGGTGTGCCGACCGGGGGTCACCGGCCCGGGTGACGTTGTTCCGTGTCGTAATGCACGAGTCGCACACGGGCTCTCGTACGGCACGGGCCACGGCTGCCGGGTCCGGGTTCGGGTTGTGGACCGCCTTACCGTCCCTAAGCACGGTGTCCGGCGGTAGTCCGGTCTCCGGGTCTACGCGAAGCGTGTTCACGCAGTCAGGGCACGCGCTGAACGTCTCCTTGCAGTCCACGCACCGCATGATTGCCAGCATGTAACCGGGCATGTTCTGAACCTCCCCTATCCGAAAGGGCCCCCGCCCCATCCTGGGAGTGGACGAGACGGGGGCCCGGTCTGCGCCGGTCGGCTCTTAGATCAGAGCCTTACGGATTTCCTTCGCGGCGTCCTCAAGCGCCTTAGCCTGCTTTTCCACCTCTTCGCGCTGCTCTTCGGTGAGCTGCCCGATAGGGGCGGTCTTGAGCTTGGTCATGGCCTTGAGGGCAGCGGTAGCGGCCTTAAGGGTGGTGGTGTAGGCGTCCGACTCGTTGCCCGCACCTTCCCCGGACCCGTCGCCCTCACCGCCGGACCCGTCGCCCTCTCCGGACTCGTCGCCCTCACCCTCACCGGTGGTCAGCTCACCGCGCGACCGGTGCCAGTTCTCAAGTTCCTTTTCCTGCCGAGACTTCCGGTCGATCTTGTGGAAATCAAAGACAGCGTCGGACGGCTTGGCTTCCGGGTTGGCCTCAAGCGCCCGAACGAAGAGCTTGGCCTCTTCCGGGTTCTCGTCCAGCGCGCGAACGTACTTGGTGCGCGCGTCGCTCTGCTGATTCTGAACGGCCTTGATGAGCTTCTTGAGAGCGTTGGTGCTCTCGAACGTCTCGGGCATGTCCTTGACGGCAAGCTCGTACATGTCCCGGCTCGCCTGCTTAGCCTGAGCCGTCTTGAGGAACACGTCAGGGTCGCCGTTCTTGTCCGTGATGCGGGCGGCAATCCGCATCTTGGTTGCGGCAATTTCCTTGGCGAGATCAGACACCTTCATGGAGGCCGTGAGGGCTTCCCCGATGCGCTGAGCGGCAGCGGTGACAATCTCTTCCGCGTCGGCAACCTCAGTGCGGTAGTCCTGAGTTTCGAGCGTAGCCACCTCCTTACTCTCCGTGGCCTTTGCCGCCTCACGAGCGGACGACTCCGCCTTTTCCGCCTCAGCGCGGAGCTTGGCCTTAACGGCAGCGGCACCCGTGCCGGTAATGCTCTCCGTCTTGGTGCGGATCTCTTCCTTGAGGGTGGAAAGCCCCTCTTCGTTCCCCTCGTGGACGAGCGCGGTAAGGCGCTCAAAGTCCGCGCGAATCTCGTTCGCGGTCTCGTTCTGCTGATCCTTCGTCATGGTCTTTGCCACGTCTTCGCTCTCTCCGTCATTGGTGTTCTCGTCAGCGTCCACGGGGACGGCAACGGTTCGGGTGACCTCAAGGTTGGTACCGGGAATCTTCACAGTCTCGTTCTTCATCTCAACGGGACCGGTCGGAACGAGCTTTGAGCACTTGGCGCAAAGCTCAATTTCCGGCTTCTGCTCGTGAGCCGGACCCCAGGAACGAAGCGGGTCCTTGTGGCGCACGTCGCAGAATGCTTCGTGCGAGCCGTCCAGCTTGAGCGCGTGCGGGGTGCCGTTGCCGACACTCGCAATCGAAATGTCGCCGCGAACGTCGCTGAGCTTGAGCTTTCCGGACATGGTGGTTTCCTCTTCCTTCGGGCCCTCAGCGGGCTTCCGCTCGTCGGCAGCAATCATGCGCTCTGCCGCCTTTTCGCACGTCTTGCAGAGCTTCCGCGCGCTCTCACGGGCGTACTTGAGAGCTTCGGTTGCGGTCTCGAACGAGGGGCCGTCAGCGAAGCGGTAGCGCGTGAGGCTGCCACACGGGTTCTCTGCGTAGTACGCAACCTCACCCTTGGCGCTGATCTGCGCTTCCGTCTCATCCTTCGTGGTGGTGCAGACGCTCATACCGGCAATGTGGTTCGTCGTCCGGTTGTACTTGATGGTGAACATCTGCCCCGCCCCTTCGTTCGCGCCCCGCCCCGTGCGGTGCCTTGCGGGGCTGACTATACGGGAGTGATCTTGGGAGCACAAGCCACCTACTCAAGTAGTAGGTGGGGGTCACCCGAAAGAGTGACGGAACGCAAAAAAGCCCCCTTCCCGAAGGAAGGGGGCAACGTGCGCCTAGCGGCGCTTGACCAGCGAGTGAGCCTCAGTCTCAAGGTCGAAGAGGGTTCCGCCGTTGATGAGCACCCGGTCAACCGGGAAGTCATCTAGTGCGGTCTCGCTCTCGTGCTCAAGGGTCCCGGGGTTCCCCGGACGCTGAACGCGAACGAGGGTGAACCCCCGGGCCTTGAGGGCTTCCGCCTCGTTGGGATACCGGCAGTCAGTGACGACTACCGGCATGTTCCACGTGTCGGCAACGTCCACCTTGTCCATGGCGACGTTTACCCAAAAGTCCGGGTCAAGGTCGCGGACGGTCTGTCCGGCCGTCTGCAACACCCGTCGAACTTCCGGGTAGTTGTCCTTTGCGTACTCCCAACCCACGTCAGCCACAAGGGACTTGAGGCGCACGTGAACGTTGTACGTGGTCGGGATCACCGGGTTGAGCCGAAGCGCTACGCCCTTGAGCGGGTCAGCGAATGCGATTCGCGTAAACGCCCAATTGCGAACGAGGAACTTAGCCACGCTGTCCTTTCCGGACCGGGCCTTTCCTGTCAGCGCGATATTCCGGTAACTCACTGCCGTACCTCCCCGAATGAGTTGGACTCTCTCTCATACGGGGAGGGGAACGGATTCCTACACGCCTAGCAGAGCGTGAAGCGCACCCATTACGGCGCTTGCCGGGAAGTCCGGCTTAACCGCACTTACCGCAGCGATGACACCGGCAGCAAAGGCAAGAATCGTCTTCTTGTGACCGGCCACCCATACGAGAGCCGTCCTCACGTAGCCCATGCCGTCCGGCTTGCTGTGCTCGCCCATCCACTGTCACCTTTCCAATCACTCTGAGTAAAAATTAGGGTCCCGGCCGGCATCGGGTGAACCCGTGCAAAAACGGACACACCCGACACCGCGGGATCTACGGAGAGTTACCCTCAGACCTTCGGGACCTTGAGCGCGTCCCACTGCTTACGACCGGGCCACCCGTCGCAGTACGCGGGGGCGTCACCTAGCTTGCGCTGCCACTTCCGGAAGCTCTCCCGGTCGGCGTTCGTCCACTGAGAGCCGGGACCGGACTTGTACGCCGAACACCCTTCGGCCACAAGGCGCTTGCCCATGGCCGTAACAATGGGGCTCTTCGGGTTGCGCTTGAACCAAGCCGCACCGGGGAACGGCTCGTAACCCTTCGGCTTGGGCTTGCTCGCCCCGGGCAGCGTGCCCATGAGCGCCTTTAGGGACGAGGTACCGGGAACGCCGTCCGCATCCTTTCCGCTGTAGCCCAACGACCGCTGAAAGTCTGCGTAGTTGAGGGTGTCAGCGTCGGACCACGAGGGGCCGGGACCTTCCGCGTAGTGCTTGCCGTACCCCTTGGCAACGAGAGCCTTACCAACCGCCGTGACGTGGCTGCCCTTTGCGCCGTAGCCGTACTCAAGCCCGCCAATCGTCACCTTGTAGCGAGCGACGGACGGGGACGAGGTGGAAGGGGCCGAAGAGCCGCCGGACGAGGTGGCACCCCACTTCGGGTCAGCGGACACAATGCCGCCCGGGTAATCGGGGTATCCGTAGCCGTACACGTACGAGTCACGGCGCTGACGAGTCCGCAGATAAACGCCGTCCCCTTCGGCGCTCCCGTTCGTGTTCGTGTTTCCTTCCACGGTCGTAATCGTGTTCGCGTCGAAAGCGACCACTAGGCCAGTGTGCGAGCCACCGCCCGAACCGTAGAAAACCTGAGCACCAACGGCGGGGTACTCCGAGAACCGGCCACGCTGCTTGAACCAAGAGACGCCGGTTAGGCAAGAGGCAGTACACGGAAAGAGATTCGCGGCACCCGCCTTGTACGCGACCCACGAAACGAAGGTTGCGCACCATGCCTGATAGTTGGACCAACCAAGGGTGGGAGTCTCCTTGGAATACTTCTGATCATTGTTCCAATGGCCGTTGGAATACCCCTCGTGGGTTCCAACCTCACCCTTGGCAATCTTGATGACGCTCTCAGGCGTAACGGTCATGCGTCCTGTCTCCAATCGGGAACAACAAAGCCCCGCCCGGAAGTCGGCCCGGACGGGGCAGGGTCCTACTACTTGAGTAGGTGGTGTTACACGAGCGCGAGCGCCATAACCGGCCGGTCATGGTCGATTAGCCCCGCACTCTGGTTGGCGGTGGTCGGTAGGCTGGACTGAGAATCCAAGTACCACGAGCGCGCGAACGTGGACCCAAGGAAAAAGTTCTCAGGGGCCCAACCATCGTTAGCTAGGTGGTGGTACCCGAAGTCAGTCCCACCGCCCGCCGTCTGTAGCCATGCGGCCCAATAGCGCCCGGGTGCAAGCGTTACGGTGCTCGTGAGCTTGACCGGAACCGCGCCGAAGTGGTTTGCCGTCATCTGCGACGGGGACCCGCTGAGCTGTCCAGCGGACGGGGGAGAAACGGCGGAAGTCATCCGGGACACAGATGCGCCGGTCTCACGGTAGATGCCGCAAAGAACCTTGTACGCAGCAATGCCACCGTAGCCACGGGCGAACATGACCACGGCGTTTATTTGCGTGCTCTCAGTGATGTTGAAACCCTGCATAAACACGCGACCAACACGGGTGTACTTAACCGCAGATGCGGCATAGCCAATGGTGGCCGCAGGGTCAACAGACCATGCAGCAAAGCCGAGAGCATCCGGGGTCCACATGTTCTTAGCGCCACCACCACTCAGGGCGGGAAGCTGAGACGTGGGAACCTTCCCCGATCCGTCCAGCGACGCAACACCGTTCGTCGCGCCCCTAGTTGAGGCAGCAAGCGCGCTCACGTCAGCGGCGGTAAGCGTCACGGTGGGGCCGGACTTGCCGTTCACCGAAGTTACGGCGTCCGGGTCCGCCATGGCCGGTAGCTGAGACGTGGGCACCTTCCCCGAACTGTCCAGCGACGCAACGCCGTTGGCCGCTCCCACGGCGTCCAGCGCCACCGCCTCAACGTCCGCAGCATCTAGCACCACGTCCGGCCCGGGGTCACCGTTCACGGTGTTTACGGAACCGTCCCCCGGATCACCCTTGGGCCCCTGAGGGCCGGTCTCGCCGGTCTCGCCCTTGTCACCCTTCGGCCCCTGAGGGCCGGTCTCGCCGGTCTCGCCCTTGAGACCCTGGGGGCCCGTGTCTCCGGTCTCGCCCTTGTCCCCCTTCGGGCCAACCGGCCCGGTCTCACCCTGGGGGCCCTGAGGGCCGGTCTCACCCTGAGGCCCGGGAACGGGAACGTAGTTGGGAGTCAGCGGGTCGGCAGGCGCAATGTCGGCTAGGTCAACGTCCGGCGTATCGCTAGGCAGTAGAGCCGCGTACTTACGATTCCGGCGGACACCATCGAGCTTTTCGCGGACGACGTAAGCCCAATCCGTGGGGTTCATGTCGGCGTTGTCCGTGGCCGGTAGCACCACCTCAAACGAACCATCCTCGTCAAGGATGGCAACGAGGGGGCCCGCAATGAAAAGGTCCGCACCGGGGAAGGTGATAAGCGACGGGGGCGCGAACTCGACAGAGCCCGTAAGGGGGGTGCCATCCGGCATGAGATACCGACCGGATACATGCACGGTGGCAATGCTTGCCGGAAATAGGTTTTCGTCCATTAGGCGTCTCCCCCTAGTAGCGTGTCGATGTGCTCGCGTAGTTCGCGGTTCTCAGCGCGTAGTTCCCGAACCTCGTCCCGTAGTTCGGCGTTCTCGTTCCGCAGTGACCGAACCTCAGTGATTAGGGTTTCTAGGTCTTCCGAGAGCCGCACGGCCCGGACCTTTTGCGCCTCGTACTCTTCGCGCCACGTGTTCCGTGAGCCGGTCCGCACGCGCTGATAGAGCAGAGCGAAAGCGAGGATTGCCGCCCCCACAACTTCGGTGGTCCCCGCTAGTTCAGATATGGCCATTAGTTGTTGTAGTCCTCGGTGGGGTCCGGGTCTCGCAGGAACTTCCCGTTGGTGCCACGCCAACGCCAATGCCCCATGGTGGAAGCGGTCGGCAGCCGGTCAGCGGGGAGACCAACGCAGTAGTGCATGTTCGAGACGTTGTAAGAGCCGTCCCACGGGCTCAGGTTGTCCGGGTCCGGGACGGTGGTCCAGCCAAGCCCGGTGTTCGGTCGCTTTTCCGAGAGAACGGCCGTGGCGTAATCCTCGTTGTTCGGCATCTTGAGCGCGCCACCGTCCGGGGAAGCCACGTTCTCTCGCTTGGTAAACCCGTACACCTGCAAGTGGTTGTGAGCGTCAGCGGTCGGCCCCTTGGCGTAACGGTGCTGTAGCTCAATGGTGTAAATGGTGGTGTCGTCCGCGTAATCCCAACCGAACGGGATTTGATGAATCCACCTGATGTAGACCTCACCAAGCGCCCGGGAGCTGTAGCCCGATAGCTGAATGGTGGACGAGGCGGAAACGCACACCTTCTTACCAATGTCGAAATCATGCTTGAACGCTGCAAGCCTGACTTCCGCCTCAGAGCGACCGGTAATCAGCCGGTCGGTAATGAACTTGCATTCCACCCGGTCAAAGACCATGCCGGTTACGTTGGCGATTCCGCAGGAAGACCACACGTTCCCGGATACCTTGCCGCGCCCGATAGCTGACCACTCAACGGACGGGTACCGGTCAAACTTGGTGAGCGTGGCGGGCTTCCGCTCAAGCGAAGTGATCCGGCGCTTAAGGTCCGCTAGTTCGTTGGTGAGTGAGGGCGGAAGCGCGTTGATGCTACCCAAAGCTAAAAACCTCCCGGTTGGCTAGAGAAAGGGTCGTGACCTCAACGCCGTTGGCGTTCACGTCAACCTTTCGTTCGGTCACCACGAAATCCGCATACAGCGCCACGTAACCCGCGTCAGCCTCAACGACCCCGGCATACCCGGGGACGAACGAAGTTGGGTCATACAAGCCCGGGTAGAGCGTCAGCGAAGGAATGGCGACCGGAGCACGGCCAATAGTGATGAGCGCGGACGCCTTGTCTGTGAGCGTCTGCGTTTCCTTAACGTCGTTGAACGAGACCACTACGCGCTTAGTCGGCATGTCTTCCCGTAGGTCATCGTTCGCGACAATGCCAACGAGGTTGTCACCGTTACCCGGGTCAGCGCCGACCGTGTAAGCGTCCGTAGCAAGCTGTGAGCCGTCGTAATCAACCTTCGTCACGTTGCAATTCGTGCCGTGGACGAGAGAGAACGGCAGCGGGTTTTCCCCGCTCGTGTACTTGAGGAACCGGTTACCGAACCGCTTGCCCGGCTCAGCCCAATAGGTGGCGTACCGGAAGTTGAACCCGCCGTCCTCTTCGGCAAGCTCTTGAATAGCTTCGGCAACAACCTTGAATTCCGAACGCGTCCACGTCCGGGAACGGATACGGCCGGAAGTCGTTATGTAACTCGTATCCGTCCCAATGCCGTTCTCTGCGCAAGCATCAATCCACGCGCGAAGTAGCGTGCCCTGATCACCCTTGCCGTTGTAGCCCGTGGTGAACGCACGGCACTTGTAGTAGCTGTGCCACCCGGAAGCGTTCAGCGTGAGTGTCTGCGCTGAAAGGTCAGCGCTCAAGGTCCACACGAGCCCGCCCCAAACCGGCTCACCGTTCCTCAGAATGACGAGCGCGGACGAGATGGGGGAAAGGGTCACCGGGTCCGCCTCAGGCGCGTACAGCGGCATTACAACCGTTGCCGCGCCGTCAGCGTTCAGCGTGTCCGTGTACGAGATCGAAGCGGCAGGCAGTACCGCCCGTACCCTTCCCGTCCGGGGGTCGGCGTGGACTACCTCATACGATGCGGCAGCCATGCCCCACCCCCTTAGCTATTCGTGTTCCATGGCGACTTAGAGAACTGCTCGTTGCAGTAGAGATTGGCAATCACGCCATCACTGCCGTACTCGATCTGTCCGGAAGTCATGAGCGCGATACGGCCCGTGCCACCGGCCGAAGTGGAACCGTAGGTCTGACCCGAAGCGCCGTAAGTGTTCTGCGTAGGGCGGGAAACCTGATCCGGCACCCGGGCTAGTAGTACGAGCGTTTCTAGATCCTTGGACGGAGAAAGGGAAAGCTGTCCGGACAGCTCCCATTCCGTGGAACTCTCCCGGATATAGAGATCACCGGTAACGGTGATATTCGTTCCATCCTTGGCAGCGACATTCTGAGGCGTGCACTTGAACCACGGCCCCGGGTCCGTGGTGTACCACTTACCGGCAGCCGTGCGCGTCCACCGCTGGTTATTGCTCATGCAATAGACCGTGGCCCCATGCCGGAAGCCGGACGCGTCCGGTAGCTCTCCCGCCCAATCGACAGCGAAGACACCCGGACCGGGAATCAGCATTTGGTCTCGGTACTGGCCCGTGTAGCGGGTCGGTGTGCCGGTGAACGTAAGTGAGTTCTTAGGCACGTCCACCCAACACAGAGCGATGGACTTAGCCGGACGAGCCGGGGCAGTTGGGCTAGCTGCCGGTGTGCCGGTCGCAATCTTGATTTCCGGTCCGGTGCTCGTCATCTGTAGATAGACGAGATCCCGACGAGGGTTAGCCGTGCTTGCGGTGGCTACGTCCACGTAGCTAGTCGCGGTGGTCTCAACCGCGTAGTACCCGCCCACCCCGTCATAAATGAATGCCTTACCGGGGTTCACCTTTACCGTGCGGTCATCCGTGTTGGACGAGATAGAGAAACCGCCACCGGACGTGATCAGATGCGCGCCGGACGAGTCGCCTAGCCACAGCTTGTTGAACCGGGTTAGATCCTCTTCGCCGTAGGTCGAACCCTCTTGAAAGTACGTGTAGTTAGCCATGCGTTACACCCATCGGTCTTGCCAAGTAAGGACAGCGGAAGCGGCGGTAAGCGGGTCACCATGGTTCAGCCGTAGCCGGTGGTCCCCGGGCCCGAACTCAGGCCACGACGAACCGGCCGTGACAAGAGACGTAATGTCGTTGCCCTCAGCGTCCGTAACAACCTCGTTCGCGCTATCCACCGTGAACCGGCCGGAATAGGTGATCCCGAAGAACTTCCGGGTTACGTCGTCCGTGAGAACGGGATTGCTCGTGTTCTCAAAGACGACGAGGGGGCGAGCCGCAACACTCCCCCGCTCAAAGAATCGGGACACCGGGTCCGGCGGGGGTGAGCTAGAGCCCTTGACCGTGAGCGGCACCGTGAAAGGCACCGTGAGCCCGCCGTCAATCTCGTCACGCTGAGAGCTAGTCACCGTCACCGTTCGCTCACCCGCCCCGTAGATGTACGGATCGGTTGCGAACAGCTCAACGACGAGTTCGGCAGCACCGGCCACGAAACGGCTTGAGAGCACGCCTGAGCGCTTCCGGGGCCGAACATTGACGTACGCCTCAGTGTCCGCAGCAATGCCCGGGAAAAGGAACCTGAACGGCTTTTCATCCCTCCCCGGCATAAACGCTGCCTGAATGTCGGTGACTGCCCGGGAGAACACGGGGGCCGTGTCCGCTGTCACTTGCAGCGTGACAGTGAGGGAACGGCCCCCCATGTAGTCATCCCCGGGCCATAGCCCGTGACGCTGGACTAGCTCTAGGTCCGCCGTCCGTATGTCCGGCAACGACAAGAGCCCGTCAACTTCGGAGACCTGTACGGCCGAATTCTCGGCACCCATGAGCAAGCCGTTATAGGTGCACGTCCACTTTTGCAATCCGGCCATACGGCCCCCCCTCAACTTCCAACGGCCACCTACTACTTGAGTAGGTGGGTTACCTAGGTGCGGTCCGTAGAGTCCACGCAACCTCACGCCCAATGTCGTGAGCGTCAGCGTTCGTCTGAACGTTGACCGTGACTCCCGCCCGGTTGGTCAGCGCGGGTGCGGTGACCGTTCCCCCGGCGGTAGCGCCTAGGGCCGAAGCGTCCGCCGTAACGGGCATCTCAAGGGCAGGCATCTTCGGCAGCGCGGGAACCTTGACGAGGTTCCGCATTGCTTCGTCCACCTCGTCTGAGGTCTGATCAATACCGGCAACGACACCCGCCGGAATGAACCGGCCGATTTGGTCGCGCATGAGCCGCGAAGGGGAATGGATACCGAGAGCCTTAGCAATCGGACCCGGAATCATGCTCTTGGCCCAACCGGTGAGCGTTGACTTAAGCCAACTACCCATGGCCTTAATGCCATTCCACAGACCCCGAACGAGATCCTTACCCTTGCCGTACAGCATCGAGCCGAAGCTACCGAAGTAGCCGACAATGCGACCCGGAAGACCCTTGACGTAGCTGAGCATCTGCCCGGCGACACGAACGGTCCCGCTCTTGATAGAGCCCCAATGCTTGATGATCAGACCAACGAGCGTCCAGTTAAGGAAGAAATTTACGATCTTCCCGGGGATGCCCTTGACCCAATTCACAACGGCATTCCATACACGGATGGTGCCTGCCTTGATGGCATCCCACTTGGAAATGATGATGCCAACAAGGGTCCACTTAAGGAATAGATCCTTGATGAAACCGGCAATGCCCTTGATCTTGCCCCAAATCCAGTCCCACACGGCTAGCGTGGCTGCCTTGATGGCATCCCACTTGGCCACGATAAGCACGACGAGCGCGATTACAGCGGCGGTAATCCAGCCGACCGGACCCATAGCAATGAGCCACTGAGCCGCCATGGTTGCGGCCCACACCACGGCACGGGCAGCCATCATGACGAACTGAGCCACCGTGGCAGCGGCTACCCGGATCATGGATGCGAGGAACTGACCCGTAGCCACCGCCGCTTGTACGGTGAATTGCAACGCAATGCGGGCCATGTTCGCCACGGCAGCGGCAGCCATGCGGACCATTTGAGCCGCGAACTGAACGGCAGCGCGGGCAGCGCTAGCAACCATGGTCGCCATGGACCGGACCACGTTAGCGGCAGCCGTACCGGCCGAACGGGCAAGGTTCAGCGCACCCGTTCCCATGGTCTTGAGCCCGGACCCCACGGCGCTTACACCACGGCGGATAGCACCGCCGAGAGTGCCCATACGTCCAGAGAATGCCGAAGCGGCAGCCTGAGACGAACGGAAGCCGGAAGCTAGCCGACCCATGGCCCCCACGGTTCCCGTAGCGGCCTTAGAGACGAGCCGGAAACCGGGCCCTAGCTTCGCGGTCCACCCGAAGAGCAGACCCATAATCTTGAGCGTCGGACCCATGGCAGCGGCAAGCGCAAGGAACGCAAAGCCGTACTTGAACACGGTCGGGTTGGTCTCCGTCAGCTTCCGCACAAAGAGCGTGACCTTATTGAGTACCTGAGTGAATGCGTCCAAGACGCCGGACTCAGATACCGCAATTGCCAGACCCTCAAGGGCTGAGGTGAACCCCTGCATTCCCGCCTTAGCGGTCGTGCCCATGTTCTTAGCGAACCGGTCGGTTGTGCCGGATGCCCCCTCAATCTCCTTGGTGAGCTTCCGCATGGCGTCCGAACCCTGCTCGGACAGCGCCGAAATGGCGCGGCCACCTTCGGTACCGAAGATCCGTAGGAACTGCTCATTAGTGGCCCCGGACTTGCCCACCTCGTCAATGATCTGCGGAAGGGGCTTTAGCTTGCCGTCCGCCGTCTGGAAAGAAAGCCCTAGGGCGTCCATTTCCTTCTTGGCAAACCTGCTCGGCTTCATCATCGAGCGGAGAGCCGCACCAACGGCCGTACCACCCATGGAACCCTGCATACCGGCGTTACCCATAAGGGTGAACGCTGCGGCGGTTTCCTCAACGGAAAGACCCGCCATCTTGGCCATTGAGCCGCCGTACTTGAAAGACTCGCCAAGCCCGGCAACGTCAACGTTACCCATCTGCGACGCCTTGGTTAGTAGGTCCGTCGCGCGGGTTGCCTCAGTCGCCTTGAGACCGAACCCGGTCATGATGTTTGAAACGATGTTGGCGGTATCGCCAAGCTGCATATTCGCGGCAGCCGCACCGTTTAGAACGGCGGGCATCGCTTCGTAAATCTCCTTGGGCTTGAATCCCGCCATTGCGAGATATTCCATGCCCTCAGCGGCTTGTGTCGCGCTGAACTGCGTAGACGCGCCCAAGTCCTTAGCCTGCTTGCGCATCATCTCAAAATCACTGCCGGTGGCTAGTGAAATGTTCTTGACGCGCTCCATCTGATACTGAAAATCGGACCCCATCTTGATAACGGCGGTACCGATTCCAGCTAGGGGCAGCGAGACGTTACGGGTAAGCGTGTTGCCTACCCCCTGCATGGAACTGCCGAGAGACGACATACGGTCACTCATGGACCGTGTGAGCGTCTGCCCGGCAGCCATACCCGCCTGACGCGCTGCCCGCTGAACGTCCGACATAAGCCGGTCCGCTCGTGCCTGTAGTTCGATGTACGCAGCACCCGCGCGCATCGCGTTAGCCGTGGCCATGCCACCCCCTGTTGATTTATGTCAGCTTCACCGGCTGCCCCATCTTTCGAGCCAATGACATAAGGCCACGGTTAGGCGCGTCGGCAGGCTTGGCCACTTCCACACCCGGACGCTCAAGCGGCTTGGGCTCAGGAATCGGGTTTTCCTTTACAGCGCCAAGACCGACGAGGGTTCCGCCGAGTAGGTACGAGACAACGCCTAGACGGTCGATTACGCCCGCTAGCAAGTGACGATCGGGGGTCCACATTGCGGATTCCTCCCCGGCAATAGCCCGGAAGGTTGCCGACTCAGGGGGCAGACGCTCAACAAGAACCCTCAGCCGACGCCAAGTCAGCCGAGGGGTTCCCAAATCTGCCACCAAATCTAGACCCCAGAATCGGAGTAGGTCAGACTCAATGTCCTCTCCGTACTCCGCCACGAACTCAGCGAGCGCCGTTATTCCCCCAGGTCAATACCCTGCTCATCCGCGTACGCGGCAACAACAATCATCACGTCGTCAGCACGGCCACCCTTGGCGGTGAAGTCGTCGTAACGGCCACCCATGAGGGCGGTAGCCGCGCCGATATCGTCACCGGCCTTTAGGGCAACCTTCGCAGCGTCCGGCCAGAAACCGGGGGCCGCAATGGCGAACGTCTCGCCCTCAAACTCAAACTCAATCGCGTCTCCGCCGTTCTTGTCGGCGTGCGCCTTGCGCAGAGTCTCAAGGTTGTAGCGAGCCTTGTTGGGCTTAGACATAGGGGAACTCTCCTAAAAGTCGAAGGGGGGAAGATGGGGCGGGGCCACCTACTACTTGAGTAGGTGACCCCTCGTCACTTACGCGCCGGTTCCGGCGTCATCGGTGGGCATGTCGGCTGCAAAGTCCGGGTCGGTAATCTGCCACTGAGCCAGTAGCTCACCACCGCCGAGAGCCTGAATGGTCATGCCCCACGCCACCGCCTCAGCGGACGAGAACTTAGGCGACTCGACTTCCGAAACCTGACCGGTCGGAATGAGCATTCGCCAAACCTTGTCGTCTCCGTCCTTCCACTCAAAGAGGTAGGCGGACTTGGGACGGGAAACACTCGGCTTAATGTCGATAGTGACACTGCCGGTCTCGGCGTCAATCTCCGGAATAGCGCCGTAGAAATCCTCAAGCACCGCCGGGGACGACTCAAGAGAGTTCATCTTGAGAGTGAGCGAACGGCCGGTGACAATCACCCGAACCGTGCCACGCTGCCAAGACTTAACCTCTTCGGTGTCTTCCGAAAACTCGTGCTCAACGCCGTCATCATCGAACGTGCCAAGCGGGACGAACTCAGCGCCTACAGCCGCACCGGGTGCGGGCATCTCTGCGCCGGTCTCCGCCTTGTAAATGGTGCCGGTGACTGCCACCCGCACTAGGTCAGTGTTGAAACCCTCAGCGTCTCGCGCCACGGTCAACCCCTCTCAGGTCTAACGGAAATTTGATAGGTGCTGACCCACTGGGAGAGTTCCGTAACGTCCTCAACCATGTAGACAAGGCCAGCGATCACAACGACACGGGCGAAGGGTTGGCCGGTAAGCCTCGTCCCCATGAGTTCGGAGACAACGAGCTGTGCCACGTCGTGGCCGTGCTCGCGGGAGTCGGACCAAACCTCAATTTCGACCGTGGCGTTATCAAGGGCGGGCCAATTCATGAACCCGCCTATTCGGTGCACCACCACGAAGGGGTTTGCTCCGTCGTACTCGTGGGGGACGAAAGTCCCGAACTCAACGCCGTTCGGAAGCCGGTCACGGAGAAAGTCAATGACCATGGCTTCCACGTCCGGGAAGACCGGGGGCATTAGCCACCCCCAGTGAGCCGACCAACGGCGGTATCAAAGCCACGCCCCAGGTACCGGCCATTACGGCGGGGACCACGGCGCTTAGGTGCGCCGAACTCAATTAGGTTGGCAATGGGGCAGTCATTCCACACCCGGACGTACACGTAAGAGCCGCTACCGCGTCCCCTCGTGCCCTCACGGATGGAGAAAGAAGAACTGAACCCCTCTTCGTCCGGGGCACCCTGCCGGGCTACCGCTAGCGCCTGTTCGGCTGCCGCAGTCAGTAGCCCCTTTGCCTCGTCGCCCTGAGCAATTCGGCTAATGGCAGCCTCGTCAACGACGACGCGCACACTGTTTCTCGCCACGTCACACCACCGCCGAAAGCGTCGCCGTTATGTGGTGCGGACGGGACATGGTGCGACGCGTGACCGGGTGCCCCTGCACCTTGAAAGTTCCTGCGTCGGTCTCGACTCGACAGCGCGAGTCAATCGCCGTCCCCGGGGGCAGGATGAGAGCCCAAGACGCTTCCGTGTACTCACGCTTAGCGCCGAAGGATTCCCCGTTCCCCTGTACGCCGGACGCACGGGGCACTAGACGGCCGTTCACGGTCTCCCGGGCCCCTGAGCCCCACGACTCCGTTTCGTTGCCGTAGCGGTCCACTGAGAGCCCCGGGTGAACGATGGTCACCACGTCCGGCAGTAGCTCAGCACGCATCGGCTACCACCCCCACGTGATCTCGTCCCCGTACGCCCACCCGGTGGGGGTGTGCTCGTTGAGCGTCTGCATGTCGGGCCCGTACGCCATATGCACGGCCCCGATAGCGGAGAGCCCTAGGCACTGGAAAAGCGCTTCCCGCTCAGCGGGCATAAGCGCCATGCCGTTTACGGACGTGCGGGAAAGCGAATACGAGTAGTCACCGATGTTCTCGGTTGTGATGCCCTTTGGGTTGTTCAAGACTCGCCCGGCAAGGTCCATCACAAGCTGACGGACGACGAAAGGCGGGGGCCCCGGAATCTCAACCGGGGCCACCGTCTCTCGTACCAAGTCCGAAGCATCCTGTAGCAGCAATTCAGCGCGTGTGCGCTCCGTCGCTGTCAGGGGTTCGGGTAGGCGAGCCTCAAAGTCCCCGATAGGAACTAGAGACTCAGCCACGATTAGCCACCAACCGCCGGGTCAGCAAGGGTGAACGAAACCGCGCGCATCTGCACGGCGTCCGCCTCAGGGTTGGTGCTCGTCTCCGGAGCGTCCAGAACCTCACCAAAACCGACGTACGAGGAAACGAACGAACGGTCCGAAGCGGTCCGGGAGTTGTAGTCACGGATGAGACGAACGGCCAGACCCTCAACGCTGGACGAGGAACCCTGAGCCGAGACCGGAACAACCGGAGCACGGTTAACCAGGATGTACGCCGACGGGTGCAGACACACCGCCGTACGCGGGTCAACGTCGTTGTTCACAACGATGTTGAAACCGGCGAGACGCCCAATGGTCGCCTCTCGTAGAACCTCGCTCGAACCGGAAGTGTCCACCGGCACTAGGTCCGGGTCGTTGAGTAGGGCCGACTCAACGTCAGCACCAACGATCGCGACACGACCGGTAAGCGGAACATCGTTGCGGTTCAGCTTGTTACGGGCCTTGACGAGCGCACGACGGACCGCGCGAGCGTCCACCGGGTCCCCGTTCTCGTCGGTCTCAACGGAACCGATAGAGGGGGCAGTCTGTAGCTTCGCGGCGGTGGCCCGCTCAATCCGGCGCGCGACAGTGTGAGTCTGAGGCGCTAGAACCTGCTCAGCAAAGTTCGTAACGTCTAGGGTCAGCTCAGCGTCAGACAGGTCAACGGCACTGTAAATGTGCTTGTCCAGCTTGACCGGGATGGACCACTCGTTCAGGTTCTCGGACTCAATACCAGCCGAGTTGTCCGCCCGTAGATCCTGCTCAGAACCAGCAAGCCGGGTCGGACGCTTAATGTTCACGGTGTCATTCTTGGCACCGGTGAACTCAGCGCCGGAATCCCGGGCAATGAGGTTCGCTAGAACAACCTGCCGGTCAAGCAGAGCTAGCGCGGTGGCCGTTAGCTTTTCGGCCTTTTCGAAAACGTGAGGCACGTTTGAACCTTTCTAGGTAAGCCCGAAATCAGAAACGGGCACGCTTGGCAATGGCCTTAGCAAGGGCCACCGGGTCAATGTCGTCATCGGTCTTTACGGCGTCCTTGCCGCCGCCAACCTTCGGGGCCGGACGAGTACCAACACGCCCCTTGGTGTGGCTGACAACCTCGTTGGCTGCCTTAAGTAGCTCGTCCTTAGTGGCACCCGTGAGCAGATCAACGACAGCGGGAGATAGCCCGGTCTCGTCGGCAACCTCACGGCGCATAAGCACCCGGGAAGCCTCGTCGCGCTCACGCTCAGCGCTCTCAAGCGCCTCACGTAGCTTCTGCTCTTCGGTCTTGCGCGCCTCTTCGGCGTCCTTGTGCGCCTGAACAATCGGCGCAACCTCCGCAAGCTGAGCACGTAGGCGCTCTAGCTCAGCGGCGGTGTCCTCACCGCTACCGCCCGACTCGCCCCCGGCGGTCTCGGTAGTGGTCTCAGTGGAAGTCTCAGCCGTACCCGAACCCTCATCGGTCCCGGGCTTGGCCTCTTCCGTGGTCTTTTCGTCGGTGGTCTCGTCAGCCACGCGCACCCCTCAACTAGCAACGGGCACCTACTACTTGAGTAGGTGCGGGTCACGCCCGGCCCTCAACCATCCGGCGGAACTCCAAAGGGTCTCCCCCGGATTCACGCCACATGCGCTCGTATCGCGCTTCGTTGGGGGTGGGCTTGGACTTGCGCGAGTAGACCGGTTCCATACGGCACTGACACGCCCGATGGACACCGGCACCGCGTCCGCCTCGTCCGTTTCCCTTGCGGGTACCTAGGGCGGACTTTTGGTCCTTGTAGACAGCGCCACGACTCGCGAGCATGGCGCAGAAAGAGCAGCAACTACCGGAAGCAACGCGACGCCACCCGATACAGCGGCGGTCCCTCGTGATCCCGTCATCAATGACCTTTCGGCCACCCGATAGAACAAGGTCAACGGCACCGCCCAACTGACGGGCAAGGGCAAGCCTCTTTGCCTCTTCGGCGCTCGCCCCACTGTTGATGAGACGAGCAACGAACCCTTGCCCGTACTGCTTCACGAGCGCGTCAACCTCCCCCGACGCAAGGGCATTTGGGAGCGACACGGAGAGCCCGTCAGCGACGAGCCCAAGCGCGTTCAACTCTGCCTTGCGGAACCGGGATAGGTAGCTCAGTGCGGCACGGGCGGACGCCCCATGGGCACGGGAAACAATCCGTTCCGCTGACTCCGCGTACCGGAGCAACGAAACGGGGTCGGCAGGATCAACCGCCGACCACGCGCGCTCAAGTTCCTTAAGAGCCCTACCCGTTACGGCCTTTTGAGCCCGCCCGTGCGCTTCGGTGAGTGCCGTACCTAGGTCACTCACCGCCAACGGGGGCCCCCTCGTCGTCCGGCACATTGTCCGAAGTGTGCTGCCCGGTCATGAGCTGCGCCACAAGGTCCACAGTTGCCTTGCTTTCCTTGGCCGTACGCCATGCGGCCACATCAAACGAGGTGACACCCGGAACCCGCTCCCAAAGAGCCTCAGCAGGAACGCCGAGCATCTGAGAGAGCTTGCCGAGAGCATCAACGGTCTGAGACAGCGAACGCGCTTCGGCGTCATGCCAAATGATGCGAGCCGAAGTGTCTTCCACGGACGCCGACTTGCCGTCAATCTCGGCGGCAAGTCGTAGCACCTGTTCCCACGCCTCACCGAACATGGTTTGCCGCTCGTGCACCTTCCGGGCTAGGCCCGATTCGGCAGCCGTAAGAGCGTCCGCCGAAATGTTGACCATTCCGCCGAGTAGGTAATGCGGGGGGACCTGAGCAATTGCACTCATGCTCTTGATAGCGGCCTCACGGGAAGACAAATACCCGCTTAGGTCCGTCTGGCCGAACTCCCCGAACTTAACGTCCTTGTTCTCAACCATCCACATGCGGTCAACGGCCGCGCGGAAAGTCTCGATAGGAAGTCCGGTCTTCGGGTCACGCGGAATCGCGATACCGGAAGCCCAACGCTGCCGGAATGCTGAGTAAGACTCAGCAATCTTCATGTTTAGCGTGGTCTCGTTAAGCCGGTCCTGAATCGGGATGAGAGGCGAAACCTCACCAAGCTCATGTGGCCTAGTGTCAGGTGCGTCAGCCCAACGATTCCGGAACGGGACCACCGGACAGCGGGAAGCGCCGTGGTAGTCCTCACGGACCACCCGCCACTTATCCGCCCGCTCGTACTCGCCCTCAGGGACGAGGATTTCCGAGACGGTCTCAGCGTCCCAAACTTCCCACCGCTCTAGCTTGGCCCCGTTCTCACCCTTGACGTTGCCAAGAAATCGGATAGCGGCATCAAGCCATTCCGCGTCAAGCTCTTCCGACATGCCCGTAACGGACAGCGGAGACATGGGCCGGATAGCCGGACCGTTGTCCCCCGGAAGCGCGGCAACGTATCCCACGCCGAAAGTCAGCGCGGACCGGTGAACGGCGTTTTGCCGGGAGTCCATTTGGTTGGCATCCCAGTAACCCCACGGGGCAACGTCGTCCGGGTTATCGGCGGACCGGTAACCCTCAACCCTGAGGTTCTGAGCCACCACCCCGACAATGAGCGGTAGCCAGTTCTCAAGCGAGCGCGCGACGAGGGTTCGGAACTCCGCCTCAGCCTTCTTAGGCATATAAGGCATGTCCTGAACGCCACGCATGTACTTGTCCACCCGAATAAGTTCGGGCATTTCCCGCTTGCGCTTCGCTAGGCCCGTGAGCAGTAGTTCCCGGGCATCTGACATGTGGTACACCCCTTCCGCCCGGACCACCTACTACTTGAGTAGGCGCTAGAACCCGTAAACGGTCGCGTCTCCGGGCTTCACGCGCCGCTCAAACACGCCCGCCTCAATGGCCTTTCGGCGTGCTTCACGCGCCAATACGAGAGCGGCGGCGGCATCAACCTTGCGTTCAGACTCGCGGCTTTCCTTACCGAACGAGACACCAAACGCGTTCGGCCTACGCCGTGCGTTCTTAAGGTGCGTCAGTAGTCGCGCGTCAGCGGCAACAGATATGGACCGATCCTCAAACGCTGCAACCGTCGATTCAGCGGCAGCCGTAAAATCCTTCGTTCTGCGTCGCATATCGAAAGCGACGGAATGCCCGGGGGCAGCCTTAACGAAGAGCGTTTCCCGGAAGTCTTCGGCCCATCGGTCAACGTAGCCCTCAAAGAAAGCCAAGTCAGCGAAGAACCCCACCACGTCCCACCGCTCGAAAGCGGAACGGACGGCAGTGTCAACGGCTTCCCGGTCAACCTCCCAACCAAGACCCTCCGGGCCGTCCGGCTTTTGCCAGATGCCAAGAGGCCAACAATGGCCGGTGTTCAGCTCACAAGCCACGAGCGCCGTAGCGTCATGCCCGCGCGAGCCATCAAAGCCGAGAGTGACCATTCCGCCATCGTCCGGACCCTCAACGGGAACGGAAGCGGCGTCAACGTCCAGCGGCTCAAGCCACGCATCCGACGAGGCAACAACCTGATTCATGTAGAACCGGCGCTTTTCCTGAGCGTCCGCCGTGGGGTCGTAAATCTCGGCTAGCAGTCGGTCTAGGTCAACCCACGTCGAATCGCCGTAGGCGGCTCTCAGACCGTCTCGCACGGCGTCCGGGTCCTCAGGGGCCCAAGACTCCGCCGGAGCCTCTACACAGTCGTACAGAACGTCATCTAGACCCCCGTCCGCCTTACGCGCTAGATACGCCTCGTACTCAGCGCGTCCAACGGTCTCTTCGGACGGGTCATGCGCGTTCGTCGTGAGGACAGCGCGACCGCCAACCTTCGCAAGGTTTCGCTTGATGACCTGAATCATCTTTTGCCCACCCTGCGAGTACAACCAATGGTGGATTTCGTCGCCCACCACGAAATTCGGTCGGGCCCCCTCAAGGGAAGCCGACGAAGCGGTAACCGGCTCAATCTTCCCAATTCCGTGTTGAAACTGAATCAGGGTCTTGCCGGGGTCAAGCGCGAAATCAGCAACGGCCGGACCCTCAGCGAGCATTCCGCGCACCGGGTCCATGGTGTTCATAACCTGCTGATACGAGACGGCAGCCATTTGGACCCACGGCGCATTACGGCGCTTACCTGAGGGGTGCCACTGCCCGAACGGGTCCCGGACACCCGGGCCGTTCTCGTCCACGACACACGGGCCGATGAACTCAATTAGCGCGAACGCACCAAGTAGCGGGGACTTACCCCAACCCTTGGACCGGCGCAGTACGCCCATGCGGTAGACGAACTTGTTGTTTTCGTCCAGCGCATAGAACCAAAGCAGGAAGCGGACTTGTTCGCGGGTGAACACGAAAGGCTCACCAGCGTTCGGCCCGTCCGGCTGACGGATATAGCGTGTGGTCCACGCCAAAATGTGCCAACCAAGGGTTCGTTCCGGCCACCCGTTGGGGAGATTGCCAGTTTGCACAATCAACCCCCTTCGGCGGTGAACATCTCCTTATACGCGCTCAAGTCGAGAACCGGCGCGGTAGGCCCGTCAGCGGGCTTACCGGGGCCCGTGGAAGTCATCCGGCCCCGTAGCCGGTCCACGTGCGTTGCCCCTAGTAGAGACTCGTTCTGTCGAATCTCCTTGATGATTTCCAGCGCAGCGCGCATCTTGCGCGTGTCTTCCGCATTCGCGGAGACCGTAAGCCGGTGGTAGCTGTCCACGAGGGGCAGCAAAGCTAGTAGGCGCTGCCAATCCGTGGCCGTGAAATGCGCGGACTGTGAGCTATCCGCCCACGTCTGCCACCACTCACGCGTGAGCTTCAACCATCGCTTGGGCGTGGGAAGTTGCGGCGCTTCCGCAGCATCCAGCGGCACGGCCCCGGGCTCAGCGCCGAACGTGTCGGCGTTCCGGCGGCGCGCGTTGTCCTTAGGAGGTGGGCCGAACCCTGCCACGGCGCGTCACCCCCCATGCGTGCGCGCGTGTGCGCGCGGTCTCTGGTCTCTATGGCCGAAAGTCTCAGACCCGTACACCGGTAAGGCTGCTATTGGCCCCCGGCTCGGGTGCTAGCGGGGTGGGGGTCCCTCCCCACCCTGAGTCACGACGAGCGCGAGCACGCGCACACTGAGTCACTGCTCTTCGTCGTCGTCTCGTCGTTGATGATCAAGCATCGCTTGTCGCATCGAACCAAGCGAAGACGCTTCGCGCTCTCTCTTCGGACGGCTCTTGTGTGTAGCTGTTGCACCTTCACGCGCGCTCTTCCTTGCGTGATGGAATCGGCAGAGAGCTTGCAGGTTCTCAGTCGCGTGATTGTCGCCGGGCTCAATGTGGTCAACGTCAGTGGCAGGCAGCGCACAGAGAGCCCCCGTGTCCACCCGTACCCACTGGCACACATACCGATCACGAGCCAACACATGGGCCCTACGGGTACGCCAGTCAGCCGGTAGCCGGTCCTTACGGGTACTGCCCGCCCATGCCCCCACAACGCCCCCCATGACCCCCACTAGCCCCGGCTCAGCGGGCACATAGGGGGGTATCAGAAAGTGACCCCCCTTAGAACGGGAGGTGACCGAAGTCAAGAGCGGTCTTGACCTTGTGGCACGGCTTGCAAAGAACCTGAACGTTGGACGCTATGTCCTGTCCACCCTTGGCAAGCGGGATGATGTGGTCTACGTCCACATGCGACGGCAGGAAGTGACCCGGGCAGGAAGCGCACGTAACGTATCCGTGCTTCCGCAGATGGGCCCGAACTTCCTTGCGCAGTAGGGCCGCAGCGTTGTTGCCCTCAGCGATGACCGCACGGCGCTTGCGACGAGCACGGACGGAAGCCCGGTTCTCGTACGCCTCGTGGTGCGCCTTACAGCGGCCCTTATGGGTGGCCGGTGCTGAGCACTCGAAACAGTGACGCACTCAAACCCCCAACTAGCCATGAGCACCTACTACTTGAGTAGGTGCGATGTGTACCCGCTGAGGGATTCGAACCCCCACGCCTTACGGCAACGCGCCCTAAACGCGCCGTGTCTACCCTTTCACCAAGCGGGCAAAGCAGATGCGGGAGGAATCGAACCCCCGTAAGCGGTTTTGGAGACCGCCGCTCTACCACTGAGCTACGCACCTAGGAAGCTGACTAGGTTGGATTCGAACCAACGACCCACGGATTAACAATCCGCTGCTCTGCCGACTGAGCTACTAGTCATGGCGGGACGCTCACCGGGGACACATACCGTGCCACCACCGCCGGGTGAGCGTCCGGTGATTCGGGTAGGACTCGAACCTACGCACATCGGATTAAGAGTCCGACGCTCTACCAACTGAGCTACCGAATCATTGAGGGCTACTCGCCGCCCGCTTACCCGATGACTAGTCGGGCAGTGGGGGCCGGTTTCACCCAAGGTGACTTATCGTCGGCCAGTCACGGCCTATTGTCGGTCGCCTACGCGCCCCCTACCGGATTTGAACCGGTGGTCTCCCGACTGACAATCGGGCGCTCTAGGCCAAGCTGAGCCAAGAGGGCAAGGGCCCCGACCGGAGAGAGTGAGCCGGGGCCGTAGGGAAGGGTTCGCGGTCCGCCTGAGTTTGAGGGGTGCGCGGAAACCCCTTCCCTACATGTACTAGAGCGGAAGGGATTCCAATAACCGTGCCCTAGAGGGGAAGGGATTCCCGCCGGGTGACGAGGTGACGAAGTGACGTGATGACGGGGGGTTTGGCATCCCTGCCACAGAGAGCTTTAGAGAGTATGTATAGGTGGAACACGGGTACTCGTCATTTCGTCACTCCGTCACTGCTAATACCACTTTTGGGGACTCTGTGTGACTGGTGAACACTTAGAGTGAACTGGAATCGCTTGCGCTCACCCCACCCGCTGAAAACCGCTGAGTCCCGGACCGTAGGTGACGGTTGCCTAAGGCAACTATTGGGGTAAAGAAAAAGACGCGCCCCTCAGCGCGTCTCTACGGGCACGAGAGAGCCCCGGCGGGCATTGCCTCACCGGGGCCCCTCAAGGCGCTACACGGGCCCTTAGACGGTCTCAGCGACCGCCCTAGCCGCTTCGGCCGTCAGTTCCTCGTCTGCCTCGTCGTCTGCCTCGTCTTCCGTGGCCGGTTGTGCCCACCTCAGCGTGACCCGCTCTTCCACGGGCAGCCGCGTACGGGCGTCTTCCGGCTGAGTGACCGTGATGCCGTCCAGCCACAAGGCCAGGAACTCACGGCGCTTGATGATTCCCCACGTGGACCACGGGGACCCGGGGCCGGTGGGGTCGTTGCTCTCAGCGGCGTACCACTCGTCAATGGGCAACACGATTCGTTCTGTCTGCTCTGCCTCAAGGCGCTCAATCTCGTCATGGCACCGGGCCTGAGTGGCGAGCATCGTTGAGACAGCGTTCCGCCATGCCGTCTTGCCGTCCTTGCCCTTGTAGAGCCCGCGCTCTTCGTAGAGATCCTTGAGGCTCTGTTCCGTGTGCTTCAACTGAGCCTTGTACTCCGCAAGTTCGTTGGCGGTGGCGCTCGTGTCGGTCTGTGCGGCGAACCGTCGCGCAACCTCTCTCATAAGCGTGAGATCGTCGGCGTCTTCGTGGTCAAGGTTGAGCATCCGTGCGAAGACTCGTTCTGTCACGTAGGCGTCAACCTCACTGGCCTTGATGGAGTTCGCCCGGTGCCCGGTCCCCATGACCTTTCGGGCCGTGGCGGAACGGCTACAGCGGTACGAGTCCTTAGCTTCCCCCGTGTACGTCATGTGCGCCTCACACTCACACTCGGCAAAGCCCCATCCGGTGACCAGGGTCATAGCTGCCCCGCCCCGGCGCTTGGTGCGCCGTGCGGACGCCCCTAGCGCCTCTTGCAGCACGTACCACTTGGCGGGCGTGATGATGCCCTTGTGAACGTGCATGGGGTTGCCTGCCTCGTCCCGTCGCATCTCGAACGTGTAGCTACCGGTCTTGTCGGCAGCGATACCCGCAATGCGCGGGTCCCTCAGCACCCGGTGAACCTGAGTGATGGACCAATGCGGCGGTGCTGCCTCAACGTCTTGGTGCTTAAGGCCGCTGTACTTCCTGCCCTTGTGCGTGGCGCGCAACGAGGGGGCCGGTACGCCCTCAGCGTTCAGCCATTCCGCAATCTGCCCTGTCGTCTTCCCGGCAACGTCTCTTGCCGGGTCACCAATGGCCATGTCCACCATGCGGCGCACGGTGTCCGCTTCGGTCCACTCCCGATAGCCGAACTCGTCTTCCGGCACGAGCTTGACCCATGCGACCCCATCCGGCGTCTTGGCCTTTGTGCTCCGCATTCCGAAAGGCGGGGGGCCGGAAAGGTGTCCGCCTGCCTGCCGCGCGAGATCACGCGAATTGAGAATGAATGCAGACTTGTTGTCGCTTTCCTGCTTAGCGAGACCGGCAATGATTGCGAAAATGCCGATTCCAATAGCGTCGGACGTATCAAGGTACGGTTCCTGAACGCTGACGAGGGTTACGCCGTGCTTCCGCATTTCGGCTTCAATTTCGAGTGCGTCCAATGCACCCTGCCGAGTAAGGCGGGAAAGGGCGAAGATCACGACCACATCGCACTTGCGGGCGCGCACCCATTCCATGAGTTCGTTAAAGCCCTCACGGATGGTGCGGGGGTCCCACCCGGAACTACCGGCGTCCGTGAAGCACGCAACCGGGTTGTACTGCCGTGCCTGGCACAGACCCTCACCGGCGGTCTTCTGCAT